GCAGAAAAACGCAAAGAGAATAACGCAAAGAAAAAACTTATGTCGCAGATTTACGCAGAGTTCCTAGAAAAAGAATACAACGTAAGGCAGGGCGATAAAGAAAGAAAATTGACAGGTGCAGAGCTTGTCAATGAATGTATGAAAAAGATTATTGCCAGGGGTGACAGTTCAAGCGTTTCTTTAATGCGTGAAGTGCGGGAAGGAACGGAAGGAACGAAGGTTAATCTATCTGGTACTGTCAAAACTGAAATGGAAACAACAGAAGATAGAATTAAACTGTTTGAAGAAATAGTCAATTCATAGTATAATTAAGTTATGGCTAGGGAAAGCGAACCGAAAAGCACAATCCTAAGTGCCTGCCATAACTTTTTTTATTAGGATAATCAAATTATAGGAGATTTGAGAAATGGAAATTAAAGGTAAAGTACATTGTTTTTTTGAACAATCGGGAACATTCAAGAATGAGTTTATAAAACTTGGTATTCCTGCGGAAGATTACGACATACAAAATAACTTCGGACAGACCGACAATAAAATTGATTTATTCGCAGAAATTGACAGAGCCTATGACAACTTGACAAGACAAGACAAGACAAAACAAAACAAAACAAGCGTGTTCGATTCTATCGACCCTTGTCAAGACCTTATTATTGCTTTTTATCCTTGCATTTATTTTTCGGCAGTTTCACAAATGGAGTTTTCGCTTAATTGTCATAATTACAAAGGTTGGAGCGATTTAAAAAAAATAGACCATATTATAAATCGGTCCAGAGAGCGAGAAGAATTTTACGAACGTTTAATAAGGTTCTGCGGAATATGTATCGAAAAAGGTTACAGAATGATTTTGGAGAACCCCTGGAGTATGCAGACATATCTTAAAGCTAATTTTATTAAAAGCCCCGATGTTGTAGATATGAACAGAATGGAAAGGGGCGATTATTACAAGAAGCCGACTGCATATTGGTTTTGGAATTGCGAGCCTACGCACGGCAAAAGTTATCAGAATGACAAAGAACAGAAAACAATAATGAAAGCAAAAGGGGGAATAAAAGCGGGTATTTGTTCAGAAGAACGCAGTTTAATTTCTTCTGATTATGCTAGAAACTGGATTTGCGATTTTATTTTAGGCAAGTATCAAGAAAACATTTCTAGCCCTGCTTTATTCGATATGGATAGTCTATGATAAAGGGAACATACAAGAGGGCTGAATTGGTAATCCCGAAAATATCACGGGAAAGGTTTTTATCATTAAGCCCCGAAAAGCAGAAGGAATATTTAAGACTTTATCGGGAACAGGTTTCACCGAAGTTTGAAGAATGGCGAAAGCCTGCCCCTGTAAAAATTGCTTATGGTGGACGTGGTGCGGGTGCAAAATCAGAATCCACCGCAAGCCTTTTAATTCAGTTTGCGGAACACCCTTCCTATTTTGGGGATAACATCAAGGTTATTTGCCTGCGTTCTGTACAGAAATCAATCAAAGACAGTTCATATTCTTTACTGTGCCGAAAGATTGAAGAACTTGGCTATACTGATTTTGAGATTACGCAAAACTATATCAGAAATAAAACTAATGGCAGCTATTTTTCATTTAACGGATTGAACGACTTTACAAGCAGCCAATTAAAATCCCTTGATAGTTATACAATCGCATTCATTGAAGAAGCGGACGGGGTAAGCCTTGAAACCTGGGATACTCTGGAAGCGACAATCCGTAAAGAGTGGAATTACAAAGGGGAGAAAAGGCAGGCGGAAATTTGGGCGGTTTATAATCCTAATACCACAAATGACCCGATAACGCAGAAGTTTGTTTCAAATCCGCGTGAAGATTGGTTAATAACAAAATGTGAGCCACTTGCAGAAGACAATCCATTTTACCCCGATAACTTACTTGAGAAATACGAAAACCTTATGGAGAGAGACCCGGACGAAGCGAAGCACGTTTATTTGGGCTATCCGAGAAATAAGCAGACAAACGCAGTTTGGCTTGTGTCTGATGTAATGGACAGTACGGGGGAAGAAAGAAACACCGAAGAAGCCCAGGAAGGGGCAATAGAAATTGGAATAGACGTTGCCCGATTTGGAATCGATAATTCAGTTATCACCAAAAGAAAAGGTTTGTGCGTTTTAGATATTCAGAAAGTACACGGCTATAACACTCAAGAGGTTGCAGGGCTTGCGTGGGATATGGCAGAAAGAAATCCTGCTATTCTGATAAAAATAGATATTGGCTACAATCAAGGGGTATATGATTTATTGAATGAATGGGGGGCAAATGTAGTTCCTATCAACTTCGGGGGAAGGGCGGATAATCCAAAGGTTTACGCGAATTGTGCTTCTGAAATGATGTTTGAATTGCCATTGAAATCTATCTACATACCGAATGAATATCTTTCACAAACATTGATTGAGGATTTGGCAGAAAGACAATATTTCTATAATTCCAAAGGGCAGAAACAACTCGAACCGAAAGACAATCGAAGTGATACAACAAAATCCTGCTTCAAGAATCGACACAACGGAAGGTCACCCGATGAAGGGGATAGCTTGTGCCTTGCGTTCTACGAAAAACGAAATGATATGTGTTACTAATTTTTTTTACAAAAAGTGTTGACAAGTGTTAAGATAGGGTATATTATTTAATCATACCAAAGCAATAGGGGGCTTAGATATGACAAACGAAATGAAGGTAAAGGCAAGTATCAAAAACATTGTTGATATGATTGTGGAGAGAGCAGAAAGCGAGTATGAAGTATTTTATACCAGGACTGACTCCATTGTAGAAACAATTTACTGTTTAATGTTAGGAGGTAAAATCACAACAGTTGAAGAAATGAAAGCAGGAATCTGCAAACTCCTTAAAACAAAGGTTGTTGTAGTAGAGTAAAAGAAAAGGAGAAATAAAAAGCGGGGGCAACCCCGCAGATGTTATGAATGTATTGTTTTATGATAATATCTTCTTGGACGGTAAAAAATCCGATTCTTGCCTGCACCAAAAACGGATATGTCACTGTTGCCATAAGACGAAAACACGGGCGGGCTTATGAGTGGTTTTGCTCTGATTATGACGGAAACACTTTGTATCTTGATAAAGAAGTTATCGCATGGTGCGAAATATCAAAATACACGGAGGAGTAACTATGTTTGAGAAAGAAGCAGAAGAATGGGCAAACAAAATATATCCTAGTGATGGACAAGCACAAAGATATTTGTTAATGGGTGCTATGTTCGGCTATAACAAGGCCAAAGAGGAAGCTAAGGATATTATCAACGAATTGTTAATGAATGGATATAACGAAAGTACGAGAGACAAAGCACTTAATTTTTTATACCCAGATAAAGAGGAGTAAATTATGTTTGAGAAAGAAGCAGAAGAATACGCAGAAAGAATAGATAGCGAGGTGGAAAAATGACGAGAGAAGAAAAAAAGAGTATTGCAATAGCAGATTGCACTGTGATGAAGGAGATTGTAGGTATTGTATGGGGTGTTATGACAGTGAAACATACGAACATATAACATTCTGTACCTGTGATTTTGATATAGATGATGAAGGAGAAGATTATGATAACAGTAACTAGGTGTTGTGATAGATGTAAGAAATTACTTGAAGGTTTTGAGTGGGAAAAGAATAAGAAAATAATTTGTTTAGAATGTCTAAAAAAATGTCTAAAAAATGTCTAAATGACCATTTTTGCTTAATAATTTAGACATTTTATCAAGGTCAAATAAAGGGAGAAAATAAAATGGAAAGAAATCTTGAAACTGCAAAAGAAATTATAAAAAGTTTATTAAGTCTTAAATCAAAAATAGATTGGTCTAATCTTACTTTTGAAGAACAAGAAGATTTGCAAACTGATATTGATATAGCAGAAAGATTCCTTGATTCAAATTATTTGGAAGAACAGGAGTAAATATGTTTGAGAAAGAAGCAGAAGAAAGAGCAAGAAAACTTGAAGAAAAACAAACATTGGGTGTTTACGACAATGATGAAGACCTCGCACGAGATGAAGGATTTAATAACGGTGAAGTCTGTGGGTACGAGAACGGTTTTCAAGACGGTGCAGGGTTCGGCTATAACAAGGCCAAAGAGGAACTTGAAAAAGAAAATGCAGAAGCAAAAGACATTATCGAAGATTTAATTACAAAGATACCAGCTTCACTTGTCGAACACTTTGAAAGTGAAAAAGAGAGGGCAGAAAAGTTTTTAGGTTGGAAGTAAATTATGGATTTTTGGAACGGGGTCCTGGTAGGAATAATTATTGCTGCCATTGGCTTTATTGTAATTGAGAAAATGGGGCTGATATGACAGAAAGCCAAAAGAGAAAAAGAAAGTTTAGGATAAGTAAAAATTGGAAGTTAAAAAAACTTTCTGAAATGAAGCGGGCAGAAGGTAAAGATGAAATCACTTTGAAGCCCCTGCGGAAAGGTTGGCAACTTCATCACAATTGCTTAGACGAAAATCAATATGAAAACATGGATAATAGCT